ATCAACCGCTATCTCAGTTAAAAGAACAATTAGAAGAAGTTAACTTTCCTATTGAAAGCAACGTAAAAATTCAAACTGATTGGCAGTTACAGAGATATGCTCAGTTTATTAAGTTGATGCAAACTTATACACCAAAGTTAGTTGTTATTGACTCTCTGATTGGTTGTAGTGGTGGAAGGGCATTTGATGAAAACAAATCAGACTTTGCTCAACCTTTATATTGGCTTACCAGAAATAATGGAGTTCTATTTCCAAGAACTACTATTCTTATAATTCATCACGCTAATAAAAATGGTGGATTTAGAGGAACATCAGCGATTAGGGATGCTGTTGATGAAACTTGGAAGTTATCTAAACCGACCCAAGAACAAATTAATAAGGTAGGTCGTAATAGTAGATTTATTACTATTGAAAAATCTAGGTCAGGAAGAATGGGTACTCAAATGATAATGAAGATGAAAGATGATCTTACCTTTGCTATCGCTGATTACACTCCTGAAGTTTCTGCTGATTCTGGATCTCCTACTACTGTTCAAGATAAAGTTCTTCAAAAGCTAAGAAAAATACACCCAGAAACTTATACCATAAATCAAATGATTCACGATCCAATGGTTGATGGTAAAGATGCTGCGATAAGAAAATCGTTCCAAAGATTAATCAAAAAAGGTCTTATCGAACTCATAGAAGATGATAATTCTACTAAGTCTTATAGAGCAGTCCTCGCACGGGGAGAGGGTGCATATCTTGTCCCATTAGAAGAATCGTAGTCGTACCAATAGATTTCAGTGGGACAACTGTATGAGACAAGATAGATTGTCCCATTGTTTTTGGAGCGTAGGACAACTTTAATTGTCCCATACCCTTGTCCCATGCCAAATCAATGTTGTGGAGCGTGATTATAAAGAATGGGACAATTTCAGCCACTCTCCCCAGAGAAAACACTAATTAACACTAATACAATCAGAATCTATGACAACTCAACAAAAAATTGAAGCTGCGAAACAACGAATTGCTGAATTAGAACGATTAATTAAAGCTTGGGAAGCAAAAAGTTAATACAATGATAATGTGATACTATAAATTAAAAAGATATTCATGGCTGAAGCTGGTAAGAAACCCCACGGAAACAAAAAGTATTATCACGTTCTTATAGATATAAACAGAGGTGAACTGTTCGATGAATACATTCGTACGAAATTAAAAATCAAACCTACTTCTTGGATAAGAGATGTTGTTTATAAATTTTTACAAGACAAGATTGATAAAGAAGTGTATGATGAAGCATTAAAACGAGATCAAGAAAACTGGAATAGAGCAATTCAAAACCGATTACAAGGTAGAGCACTATCAAGGATTCTTAATTCAATTAAAAAGAAAAATGAGTGATTCTAAAAAATTAGTAAGATTAAAAAAGATTAGACGTGATAATTTAGAAAAAAATTTATTAGATGTTCAGTTAAAAGGATATGACCATTACATCTTTTTTAACGAAAGAGGTAAAGCTCAAGTGATTTCTGATGGTAATTGGGTGACTGAACATATCAGAACAGCAGTCCTTAAATTTAATTATGAGATTGATAAGATGGATAAATTATTGGTACGTGATTTTACTGACTACGAACTTAACCAATACGAAAAAATTTTTTTAAAGGATTCCTAGGCTTTACTTGTCTCATCTCTGTTACAACACGATTAGCTTCTAATTCTATTAATCTGTTTAGCAATGAAGCCATAAAAATATCTTGGTCAAATTTTTTTCTAACAAGATGAGTGCAATATCTTTTTACATCAGTTAAATTATCAGATTTCATTATTTCTCTACATTGCATTTCAATCTCTAACTCCAACTCTGGAGGTGCTGGTTCTATATCAATGTTGAGAAATTTAGTAATCTTCATTTTGCTAAAGATTAGTAGTAGAACCTGGGAACATCCTTGATTCAATGAAAGCAACTGCCTGATCGTCTATTGTGTTATCTGTTTGTTTAGCTATAGCCTTTAACAGATCCACGATTAATCTCTTCATTGCTTTTGATTTTATAAATACAAGAAGAATAGGTTTTAAAATTTTTACCATCGTTTTTTATGTGTTACTTCCCAAACATAGCTAACTTGCTAGTATTAGACAAGAATCTTAACTTTTATGGATGATCAAGAACCAAGTAAAGTTGAAACCATTGTTAAAGTTTGTGTACTTCTTTGGTCGGCAACACTTTTATCCCTTTCATACTATGAACCGCCTTCTGGCAAAAAAATAGTAGATTTTGACCCGACATTCATTGCCAGTATTTTTTCAGCATCTACGGCTTCACTTGGTTTTCAGATAAAAAAGAAAAAAGATAATATAGTAGATAATAAGAACAATAAATCAACAGTCAAATGAAAAAACTATTACCATTATTACTTCTTGCATCTGCACCAGCCTATGCTGATATAACACACAGCATAACGTCTAGTATAAAACTTGAAGTTAGTACAGCAGCTACTACAGCAGATAAGATCGGATCATCTTATTCAGTAAGTGGATCTGGTGTAACAACAGAAGATTCAAGTTCAAATGCTGGTGTTGTTGGAGGTTTTGGAGATTTAACAAATGGCGTTCCAGCTTTTACATCAATTACTGCAACTCAAGCTACTAATGGAGAGGCTTTCAGTTTTTCTCAAACCCTTTTAGAAGGTGACGTAACTCCTACTTCTGCTGTCACTACAGGTGAGGTTGCAAACTTCTCTGACTTAACATCAACGGCTGCTGGTTCTGCTACTGGCTTAGAAGGAACTATTGATAATCATGCAATATCTCTTACAGCAGGTGGTACAGGTACAACAGCTACAGGACAATTTGTGACCACGTTAACTGTGGACTAAAGCCATGAAAAGGCTTTTATTTTTATCATTACTGTATGTCTTACCAGCTAATGCAAATATTGTTCCCTCATTCACCACAGGGAACATGTCGAGTACAACCAATACAACTACTACAATTACTGAAACTATTACCAGTAAAGATTATAAAACTGGCTACGAGTATACTGTTACTGGAACGGGAATTGATTATACAGGTGGTGATATGGCTCCAGCAGCAGTTGAAACTACTGGTACTGTTGGAGGTGTAAGTTATACATGGACAGGAGCAGATATGACAACAAAACCAACTTGGAATCTGGTAAATCCAACATCAGGCAATGCTTTTCAATTTACAGAAACTTATTCTGGACCTGGTTTACAGAACGTGACCTCAATAACAAGAGATATAACAACAGAATCCGTTACTTCTACTACCTCTGTATTCTCTCAGTAATATTTAGCCCAGTTAAAGTTTTAGCTAACGCAGTAAGTCAAAGCAATAGCGGATCTGTAACGAACCAAAACTGGAATGTAAATAATGGATCTTTTCATACAAATCAGTATGGAGGAAATATTGTATGTCAGGGAGCAATGATGACTATAACGCCATTTACTACATTCAATTCAAATTATCGAAAACCATTTGAACATTACTATGAAACTCCTGTCTACGATCCAACAGACTTGGTAGGAGATTTTGATGATGATGGTAATCCTACAGGAGATGGTACACCTGATAATCCAGGAAAAATACTATATAACCAACAAAACTATTCTGGTACGAATAAAGATAGCTTTGCAATAGGTACAGGAATAACCATGAACTTTTCTATTCCACTAGATAGACAACTTGGTAAACAATGTAAAGATGCAGCCCAGACTCAGATAAATATACAAAAGCAAAGACTAAAGAACCTTGAACTTGATTGGCATATAAGTCGTTTAAAGCATTGCGGAGAGAAAAAGATCGCTGGGATACAGTTTGCAAAATCTAGTCCTTATTATGATTTATGCAAAGATATAGAAATAGTTCCAAAGAAAGGTCAGGTATTACCGCACAAGCATGAAATAAAGCAGAAGTAGAAGGTGTCCATATCCTTAAAGTGTCTTACGTTTTAAGTACCCTCTACTTCTATTTATATGATAACTACATCTAAAAATTTTAAGTAGACAAGTCACGGGTATTAAACTCATCTACGGATATTTATTCTACCTTATCTTTTTTCTTTGTCAGTTTTTTAATTATGTTTTTTACGAGAGGTTTGATGACATTAATAAGAAGTGGAGTAGTAGCAGCGACCAAAGCAATACCAGCAGCAGTAGTAGAATCTTTGGCTGAAGGTAAGTATTGGTCGATAAATTTTGTATCTTCATAGAGTGTTATGCACTCAGTCTCATCATCGTTCAATTCATGCCCGATAACAACCTCTAGCTTCTGTGAATTTCTATAATCACCTACTCGCTGGTCTTTATCACCTGGGCATTTTATAAATACATCTTCTTCCTTTTTCTTTGGTATCTCAGGTTTTTTAGTCTCAGGTTGCACTGTTTCATTTTCTGCTGTCTTATTCTCTTCTTCCTTAGTCTCAACTATCTCAATCTTTCTTCTGTCATATAACAAAGGTTCAAATGATGGCATCGAACCATAAGGACAACTAACCACAGTACCAGTAGGGTCATCATCATATAATGCAGTATTTTTTGGTGAAGCATCCCTGTGATAACGTACACAACCTGGCATCATCAAAGATGGCATTGGTACGTTCAATACTTGAAAAGGATTATTTATATTGTTATTAATTAACGGAACATCAATCTTCGGTACTTTTATCTCAGGTATCTCCATCTTCTACCTCTCCTATAGAAATAGACCATCCATCTTCTCCAAAAGTACCTTTTTCTACAATCTTGGGTTTCTTTACTTTTTCATCTAATTTTTCGTGATATTTTTTTATTTCATTATCTAGTTCTAAATTAAATTTTTTCATTCGCAACCAATGAACTAATTTATCTAAATAATATTTTATTAGTTTTTTAAAAAATCCAAAAATCATTAATCGTAAGCATCTCTTGGTAAAAATACTTCTACAAAAGAATTACATTTAGGACAGGATAAATTAGTTACCATACTATATTCTCCAGACATTATTGGATAATCTTCTCCATCCATGTCATGATCTCCACCCCAGATCAATTCAGTTTCACAGTGCCAGCAATTCATAAGTTTTTACCAGTTTAGTTGTTCTTCAATCTGCTCTTTTTGTCTCCTTTCAATATATTCCCAAAACCATTTATTTGGATCGTTAGTATTAACAACAGGTAATGGTTTCAACTCTTTTACTTTTTTATCAAACTCCTCTGCAATAATCCAATTCATATGTTTCATTACTTGTCCTAACAACTGATCTTCAAAAGCTGGACTTTTCATATACAAAAACACTAATAATCCCGAACCAAAAGTAATTGATGATGTAACTAAAGCAGCAATAGCGATAAAACGAGTTTTCATTACTTAGATATGGGTAACGATATTCCTGTAGTTTTTGGTATTGCTTTTTCTATAGCCTTTGGCATCGCCTTTTGTAAATCACCCATAATTTTATTTTTCAGTGTCCTTTCAAACTCTGGACTCTTCATGTAACGATATGCAAGAAATCCTCCTACACTCATTGAACTAACCATCAAGAATGAGATAATTGAAAGAACCTGACAGATTTTATTCAGCATGAAAAAAATTATGTATGCTTGTATTTATATTTTAGCAATAACAACAATAACGTCACTTACCCCTCTATATCTAACCGCAGGATACTTAACAAGAAAAATTAAAGTTTAGGATTAGCAGTTTTAACTTCGGTTATATGTTTTGCCCATTCACCATTTTTATCAAACGTGCCATTCATCATATCTTTGTAAATTAAGTCCAGTTGTTCTTCGATACTTTTATATTGACGTTTTCTACTCCTGATAATTCTGTGGTTATATTCAAGAGTTTCCGCTTCTTTTTTATAACTCTCTAGTTCTTTTTCAGTTGGCCTGACAATATCTGGTACGTTCCAATCTTTTATGATTGCACCCTGTCCCTGGTCTAGCAACATTACAAGTCTGTAGTCATCTAGTATCTTTTTAGCTTCTGATAGTGATTTACCATTCCTGACTAAATGAACAGTTACCTTAGATGATAACTGTGGCATTAAGTCGGTTCAGTAGGCCATGTAATATTTGATAATTTTGTATCAGATGGTGTTTGGTTTGCTGGTAAATCTCTTAATGCTTGCCTATAAGTTTTCTGTGCATCGGTCATTGTTCTATCAGGTGATGCCATCCAATCAGTTTCTTTTAGTTTCATGTTTCTTTGATACCTTAATTCAACTAATGCTAAAGAACCATTTGCAGTTTTCCAAGCTTCCCAAGCTGCATTTATCTGTTCATCAGTAGGCTGTGCATCTGGATTTCTGCCGTCATCGTACCATTTTGCAATACTATGTGTTGTCTTATTTAAAACATATTCATTGTTATTCAAGCCAAGTTGCTCAATGGCTAAATCAATGTCAACGTCTGCGTTAATTGTCATTTTTAATCCATCCTCCAGATTACAACTTGTGCATAAAATTCTTCTTCTGATGCAAAATTAGCATCTCTTCCAAAACCAGTTGAGGTTTTTGATGTAGTACATCTATGTTTAAGAAAATAACCTTCTGATGAAGCATTAGTTACTACACCAAAACCAACAGACATCTGAACGTTTGGATAGCTTGTATGGCTGTGTACATTTTGCCCAAAAAGTTTGTCAGTGCCACCATCAGTTACAATTTTAGTTCTATGTGTACCAATGTCAAAACCTCCTGCTTGAAAAAACATTAAATATGTCCCTGCTGGTAACGTAAATTCACCTGTGCTTGTATCTAAACTACAAAACACTTCTCCATCATGTTCTTCTGTATTTAAAACTCTTACCCTATCTGCTCCATTGGTGAAAGTACCAGCATCAACAGCATGTGCTTGCTTTTCTCTTAATATTGCAACAGCAGTACCAACACCTACTCCTTCAAGAGAGCCAGCTATGGTAACTCCTGATCCTGAAGTGTTTAAACGCAGACTACCATTATGATAAAGGTTAACACTTGAATCATCATTACAAACAATCATATTTTCACTACTAGAGGAAGTTCCATGTTTTAGGGCAATCCCATCACCTGAGATCAAAGTCATATCATCGTCACATTCAATGGTCAGATCGTCATCTGAATCAAGTTTTATATCTGCTCCATCAGCAGTTGATATAGTAAAAGCATCTGTAGAAGATACATATTGAATGACTCCATCATTACTACCTCCAAACCTAACTGCTATATCATCATTAAAATCTATACCTGTTCCACCACCTACGCCAGACGCTGAACCCCATGTAAGGGTTGTTGGGGTAGAGCTATCAGCCTGTAAAACTTGCCCTGCTGTAGGAGCAACGGCTGGTAGTGTAAGAGTTACATCAGATGCTATAGCTGCTGGTGCTTGCAAAGCAATGAAATTAGATCCATTTGCTGTAGCCTCTTCAAATCTTAAATCAGATTGATTATCTAATATGACATCACCTGTGAAAGTACCTCCTATTGCGGAAAATCCTGATGCTGTAGTTTCAAAAGTCTTAGTATTATCATGATATAACTCTACGGCTCCATCATCAATAAATTTAGCAAAAGTTTCACCTGCATTATTGCTTGTCAAATGAATAGTATTATCACTCTGCAAATATAAAGCTCCAGTTGTGCTTGTTATTTTCAAATATCCATCACTTGAAGAAATAACACTATTTCCATCGTGATAAAGCTCCAAGTCATCACCTGTACCTAAACGAATTTTTACATCATCATTGAAGTCAACATTTCCAGTGAAAGTCGCTCCAGTAAGTGCAGCTAATCCTAAATTTACAGATCCAATACCACCAACAGCCGAAACATTTACATAACCATCATTCGCAGCATTTCTTATTTTTAAGGTGTTATCACCAGTATCGGCATACCATTGGTACGCATAATTTGTAGTTAAATCTGTGGCCTTTGAATTGTTGGAAGCTATTGCAGCAAGAGCATTATTTAAATCAGTACGAACCGCACTTCCCGTTCCATTATCAATTATATAGTCATGTTCTGCCATTTAGCTTACCCCCGATAGCTTATATCCATAAAACCAGGTTTCAGCCGTGACTGTATCTTGGTTGTTGCCTTCATTATGTTCAACATACTGTGCGACAGTATTTCCTGCTGCTAAATCTAGTATAAGTTGGGCATGAACTGATGTAAATACATCAGCAGCAGAACAATAAGCTCTTGAAACCTTTCCATAAGCTGTTAACTGTGCATCGTTTACATAGAAAGACATTTGTATAGCATCACCATCTTGCAAGTCATCAAGGCACACTTGACCACCTATTACATATTTTCCTGCACCATTTGTAGGAACAGTAAACTTATAAGTTGAGTTGTTGTACGCTCCACCGCTATCAAATACTTCTGTATTATTGCTGACAAGAGTAAAAGTTGTATTGGCAATAGCTTGAGAAGCACTAGGTCTTGCAGCAAAAGCTGGTTTGTTTCCTAATGTAGCCCATGCACTACCAAAATATCCTTCAAAACTATTGAAGTCTGTGTTATATCTAAAATCTCCGTTAGCTGGAGAACCTGATCTTGCTGAAGTCGCACCAGATAACTTAGGTAATAATCCTAAATTTTCCTCTGATACATTTCCTAAAGTAACAAAACCATTATTAGCACCATTTCTGATTTTTAATAAATTACTAGATGTGTCTATATGTGGTTGATATGCGGTTGTTATTGATGGATCGCCTGATCCTGAGTTAAGTGAATTTATTGCAGCAAAAGCAGAATTTATCTTTGTACGAAACACACTCCCTACACTGTTATCTACTATGTAGCCGTTTCCTCCTGTAGTATCAACTCTAGCCATCAGGTTCTATTAGATAATTTAAGTTTACAGTAAAAAAGTGGATATGCCTATGATGTATCACCTTTTCCAAAACCTGTTGCAGTATATGAAAATAATAAACTTTTTAATAAATTACTTGCACCAGCATCACCAAAACGTATTGTAAATTCTGTTTCTGTTACAGCTACAGGTTTAAAAAACAAATCTTGTGCACTTGCTTCACCTAAAAATACATTTACTGTAGGTGGTGTTTTAAATCTTTTAGCAAAAGTACAAGTAACACCAAAAGCACCACTTCTAATAAACCCTGAATTATCAGGAGTCATTGTTTTCTTAGTTACACATTGTTGGCCTGATTTAGTTACAAGAGGTGCATCTGCATCATTAACAGTAAAACTTGTAGTACCACTTACCGATGCAACAGTATAAGTACCATCATCAGGTTTAGCTATAGTCAAAGTTACATTTCCAGATGTATCTAGTGAAGTTGCTGAAGTAACAAAAAATCTATCTGTACTTAATCCACTAGCACTGACAGTATATGTACCATCTGTAGCAGAACCGCTTGTAAAATCAAGTATAACTGGATCGCCAGCAGAAAAACCATGTGCAGTAAAGTTACAAATAATAGTTGTTGTCCCACCAGTTGCAATATAAGTACCAGTTAATGTACTCGTTGTAAAAGTTAAATTTACTGTATCTCCATTTAAAATATCCGTTCCAACTATTGCTCCAGTAATGTCTGCTGTTGTCGGGGTTACAGTTATTGTTCCAGCACTAGCACTTGAAACAAAATCTCCATTTACTGTATGTACACAAGTTCCATCTCTTTGTGTTTCTGTTCTTGGTGCAAGAGATCCTGTAGCTCTTAATGTAGTAACTTTTATATTTTCATCAGGCTTTGTTGAAGTAAATACAGCTTTAAATTTATATCCACGACCTTTAAAAGTAGCATTACTAAACTTTTCAAACGCAGTAAAAGTTGGACTTCCAGAACTAGGGTCATCATCAGTAGAGGCAACAAATAAATCTACCTTTGGTTCGTCTACCTTTGTACCATCAATATCAGAAAATAAATCAATATTATTTCTTGTATCTATTTGTGTATTTTTTAAAAATGTAGTTGCTGCAATATTTTTTATAAAATGTGTAGGCATTTTATTATTTGCACCAAGATCTCCAGTAGTTGTAAATTCATAAGTTCCAGTTGTTGAAATAGTGTCTCCGATTTGATCTAAATTAGGTGTTAATGTATCAAAATCAGTCTCATCATCAAATAATCCATCACCAGCTAATATCATTTCTAAACCAGTGCCATCTGAAGTTATTGCAACACCTGTTTTTGTACCAGCAAAACTGGCACTATCTTCATTTATGTTTGTAATTGTATCTTGATCATCTGCATCAGAATCATCCAAAGTAAACTGTATTGTTTGTTCATTATTAGAAAATCTGTTATTTGAATCTTTGGCTCTTATTACATATGTGCCAGATATTTTTGGAACAATAACTTCTGTTGAGTTGCCTGGAACTGCATCAATAATTGGACTTGAATTTTGAAAATTTCCACCACTTGTTAAATTTGTGTGTTTGACGTAAATACTTCCACCATTTAAAACATATGCATCTGTAGATTTATTCCAATGTAATTTTACAAAGTTTTTATCTACAGGCTCAACAGTAAGTCCAGTTATATCATCAGGTGGTGTCTGTTTACCTAACACCTGAAATGTAGCTGATGATGGTACATTAGATTTTTGTCCATCACCTTTATTTGCATATACTTTTATGTCATATCCCACTTCATTTTGATCTAGATCAGCATCACCAGACAAACTTTGTTCAGCATCTAATATTTCAAAACTCGTTCCTTGTGTTATAACTTCTTGCACGTCAATAGCTGGAGAATCATATTCCACTGTGTAGCTTGCTGCACCAACAACAGGTTGCCATTGTATATCAATTTTATTTTTTGGTTGACCATTTTCTATATAATTAATTTCTGTAAGTGTTAAACCCTTTGGTGGTTCTAGTGATTCATTTAAAATAGTAGTTTTATGTATTGGTAGTTCATTTATAATACCTTCAACAAAATCATATTTACTAGCATGATACGAAATAGCTGATATTGCATATAGGTTTTTATCCTCTGAAACAGATATTACACGGAAAGATTGATTTTCTACACTTGAATCCTCAATAGTAAAAACACTGTTAGCATTTGGTACTGTTGTAAATGTTGAGTTGCCAGTAGTTTCATCTGCTCTAGTTATATTATTAACATTTATAGTCGCACCAGATATTGTATCAATAGTTCCACTTTCTACTGTGCCATCTTTTAATAAAACACTTAATGTCCGTGTACCAGAAGAAGGTATATCTGTAGAATCTGTATCGTCAATTGTGATACTTGAAGAAGTAGCAGATACAATTCTGCCACCTCTGCGCAAACCAGCTTTTAATGGGTCTTGTATTTCAATTAAAGATCCAGGTCTTAATTTTACTCCAGCTTCAAGTGTTGTTTGAAAATTTACTGTTTGCGTACTTCTCTGTTCTTCAAATAAAAGCATTCTTGCTGCTCTGATTGCTTGACCTCTTGATGTGCAACCGAAAGCAGTAAACTTTTCATGTATCTCACCCAAACTCTCTTTAGCAGTTGTATCTGTTGAACTCCCAAATAAATCTTGTAAACTTACCTGCTCAACATCATTTTTAAGTGTCTCTGGGTTAAAGTACGATACTGATACTCTTGTTGCTCTTTCCCTTAAATCTGTTCCAACATAGTTAAAACCTTCTTCAGTTACATTGCTTCTGTTGAAAATATAATCAGGTAATTGTTGCGGTCTGTCTTGGTTTATATTTATTGCACCTTCTGTGTAAAAAGGAATAGCCCTAAAAACAGAACAAATATCTTTAATCACCTTATAAGCATCTTCTCTAGTATTAAGGGTTGCATTAATACTAAAACGTGGTTCTTTTACATTTTTAGATTCTAAGTTTTCAACTAAAGTACCACAATATTTTGATGCCTCTTGAAATGAATAAACATCCAACTGTGATTCAGAAATATAATCACCTAAACCAAATGTTGAGTTAGTTAATAGTTCATATAGTATCCATGCTGGATCACTTGTCCATGTTTTTGCAGTTGTTAATACACCATTAAAAGGTGTAACAGATGGGTCTGGATATGATATCGCACCAGTTTCATTATTAACAGTTCCAATAGTTGGTATCTTTACTTTTATTCCTCTCAGCTTATAAATTCTTTTTGGTACTCTTTTAAATTGTTGTGAATTTAATCTTAAAAATGTATGTGCAAATGTTGGATATGTTTGTTTTTCATTAATTACAGTAAACATTCCTTCAAATTTAATTTTATCTGCTACTGATGGTTTTCTATCTTTTGTTAAACGTGATATTTTTATTTGTATAGGAAAACTATAAGTTGATGGTATTTGTATTAAATGATCTCTAGTAAACTTTTTTGTAGTTTTTCCTAAAATTATAAGATTTTTAAACGCTGCTTTACTAGGTTGTACTAAAGAATTGTTGAATTGACTATCAAAAACATCTGTTTCTGTTCCATCATTCTGTACAATTTGTATTCTATAATTTACTTTAACTTTCTTTCCATTACCTTTAAAAAAAGCATCAGCACCAATCTGTACTCTTACTGCATCAATAGGATTATTAGCATCATGTGGAACTTGTATTGAAACTGGATTCTGATGAAGTATGACAGATCCAAAGGCAGCATTACTTACAGGAGTTTCTACTTGTTCTGTATCAGGTATGTGAGTAATTGCAGTTGTATTAGCTTGAGCAGTACCTGATAAGGTGCCTGAAGCAACTGGTCTTTTTATTGAAAAAGTATTTACATTATTAGATTCAATAACCTTAAAATTTTTTACACCAGTAATCGAACCAGAACCTGCACTAAAATTTACCCTAACAACATCACCTTTATCTAAAGCAAAATTTGCATCTGTAGATGTAAATGTACATTTAGTGCTTTCATTAGCTTGTGTATATGAAAGATTTGATGCACTAACACTAATAGTTGAATTACTACGACCCTCTCTAAAATTGAACCCTACTCCATTAAAATTAAAATCTTTATCTTGTAAATCTATTAGGTCATCATCATCTAAAACACTTAAATCTGCATTTTCTTTTATGATTGGAGTATTATCAAAAAATACATCCTTAAGTGCAGCAAGATTATAATTATATGTTCCTTTCATATATTCTGTATCATTAGCACTTTTAAAACCTTCGATTTCTCCTTCAGAAACTAAATCTACAAATTTTGCATATTGTACTGTTGTTAAAAAATTACTGTTAGGTTTTACACCTTGAGGTAGTTCAAACTCACTATTAAATCCAGATTGATTCATGTTTCCTTACCCTGACCTGAATATTGTATTGTATCTAATGTAGAGGATATAACAACAGAACCAGTAAATGTCTCACCTAAACAAATAGGTACTGCAACACCTGCATTCACAGTATTTGAAATCCCATTAAATGCACTACTAATACTTTTATCTTTACCAGCTTTATCAAGGTCATTAAAATCTGGTTCTTCTGGTACAAGATTTAATGTTTTTAAAACAAAATTAGCAGCATAATTTATTGCATAATAATATGTAACTGCTTTAACAGTTGCTGCAACAGCACCAGCTATCTTACTCCCTCCAAGAAAAGCAGCTAACCACACCCATGAACCTTGTGCAATAGGTATGATTCTAAGAGTTTTTTTACCATGTGGTTTTTCAATATCCTCATCATTTTCTAAATATTTATCATCTAACTTTATACAATAATGCATTTCTAATATTTGCTTAGATATTTGAGGATAATTAGCTGTAAGAAAAGAAAAAACTTGTTTTGAATTTTTTAACTTAGCCTCAAATTCTTTTTTACCTAATAATTTTCTTAATTTACCATAAACAATAATTTTAGTAAGCATCATTTTAAGTCCTTTGGATAAAATACTTTAAAATTTTTATCTAAACAACTGACTACATAATAAGGATAATCAAGTCCTATACAATTTTTTTTATCTGGTTCACTTAATTCAGCTTTACTATTAGGATGACTATGAACTATGCCAACAATGTTAGCTTGATCTTCTATTCTCATCCAATCATCAACTCCTATCATAAAATTATTTATTTTATCTTCAGCATAATTTTGACATTTGTAAAACCTTATAGTTTGATTAACTTTAGCAAGTAAACCACAAGCTTCTTCTGGCATACAACTGAGAGAATAATCTATTATTTCTTGTTCCCAAGTCATTATACAAAACCTCCAACACCAGGAAAATCTTTTCTTGTTACTATTCTTTTTGGTAATTTAACATTAACTAAATCTAAAGCACTAACCATTTCATAAGAAACGACTGATCTGTTTTCAAAAAGCTTTTTATTTAAAAAATATATTTCTTGTGGTAATTCTTGATTTGGATCGGGTGTTCCAAATATATTTTTATCATTCTCAAAATTTCCAGCATCTAAAAATTCAGCAAGAGTTCTTATTCTTATAAATTTTGCACCTACAAGATCATTACCAATATTGTATGTATTAACTGTTGCAATCAATGCTGTAAATAAATTTAAAACATTACTTATTTGCATTTGTGGTCTTGGTAATGCACCACTATTATTGTATTCAAATCCAGTACATTCAACAGGGTATCTTTGATATGTTTTCGTTTTCCATATGATTGCATTATTTGTTTTTAAAGAAGTACCACTATGGAAATAATATATGCCGTCAGTAACTGGTGGACTACCACTTGCATAATGTATTCCTGATATCAATTGCAACTGAAATAATTCTATCAAGGCAGAAGGATTTACAGATTGTAATTCTGATATAGGTATTGCCATTATGGTTCAAATACTTGTCTAAATGTAGCTGTTATTGTATTTCTAGTAGGATAATTTATATCAGTAGACCATGAATCGCAAACATATTTACCAACTCCAGATTTTGTTATAGATATAGCTGTACCAGCACCAACATCACCAGTTCCTGTAGCTGCCTCTAAAGTAAAAATTTCATCACTTGTATCGTTTACAACTGTATAATCGCCATTAGCTGGATTGCCTCCTGTAAAAGTACATGAAATAGTATCTCCGATAGCTAAACCATGCTTAGATGTAATTGTAACTGTTACAATTGGTACACCTCCTACATCTGCTTTTTGAAAGGTTCCAGTTTTTGTAAACCCTTCTTTAGGTGGTGTAAAGTTAAAACTTGTATTATCTTTTTTTCTGCTATTCAAAAATGCTTGTATAGTTTCAGCTTCTGTATCAGTTATATTTGTAAATTTTAAATTATAAACTTTAGGATTTTGTTGCAAACCCACTGTTAAGCGATGTTCATATCCATCACCCAAAGAAACAAGTAGTTGTTTTGGTGCTTCCTGTTTTAATATAGAAAAGCTTGGAGTTATAGAGGGAAAAGTAGCCATTATGCTAATAAACCTCCAGGTCTTTTTTGTTTGATAAGTTCTGCCTGTATTGTAGCTCCTAATTCTCTACCAAATTGTTCAGCACGAGAATCATCACCTGTTGCTGTAGTACCAGAGGCATCTACATTAACAACAACATTACCTATTCCAGAACCTGACGTTTCAACGCCAAGGTTTCCAGAACGACCACGTTTTAAAGGTAGTATTGCCTCCGCACCTGCCTCGCCCATAAGACCTAAATTACCTGCTGCTCCATAACGGAAAAATGTTGGCTGTGTTACGACACCACCTTTTGCATATTTTATTACGCCTTGCTTATTAAAAGCATTTCCAGTTGCATTGTCAAAAATATCTAATATAGCATTTGTAATTGGTTTTAATACCTTTGTTCTTATCATAATTCTTGTAATATCAGCAATAATTGATCTTGCTAGTTCTTTAAAATTTGCTTTACCTGTCATTACAAAATTTACTAATGAATCTTCTAGATTTTGAAATGCTTTACTTACAACATCTTTTACTTCTTCAGCCATAGTTTTAATTGAATCTAAATATGCTTTTACACCTTTTTTTATACCTTCATAAATTTCTTTTGTTGGTTTTGTAGCTCCTTTTTTTGATGGATCCTCGGAGCCATCAGCTTGTCCTAAATACTCATATGTTATTGGATGAAAAAGCATACCCATTATTTTAACTGGTTGCATATTCCTAGCTAATATTTCATCTCGCTTTTTTTTATCCTCAATAATTTTAGATAAATTTTCATCTTGTGCTGCTTTTGCAGCCTCATATCTTTGTTTTGCTATTTTTATAGCTTCTTTTCCTGTCAATAATCTTTCTGTTACTATCATATTGCCATCAATATCTGGTACTAATTCCTGTATAACTGTTCTTGATCTACCACTAGCAGCGTAACGTAACTCCTCAAAAGCTTTACTTGTATTTTCTGCTAATTTTTCAATATTTTTTGTTCTATTTTCAATAGAATTTGTAAGACCTTGTGCCGTTAAATTTTCTATACCAACTGTAATACTATTTAATGCTTTTACAGAAGTATTTGCAGCATCTTGAAAAGCTGCACCTATTGGTTTCAATAATCTACCAACATTATCTTTAAGTTCCGACAATGATGTTTGCAACCTATCACCTGCTGATTCTGGTGCTTGTGCAAGAATTTTTGCATTTTCTCCATACTCATCTGTAAGTTTCTCTACAAATTTCATAAAGTCTTGTAGAGTAACGCTTCCTTTTTCTAATGCCTTATCTAATTCAGCAGGTGTTTTATCCATTGAATCAGCAAACAATGTAAAAGCCCCAGGTAAGCGTTCACCGAGTTGTTGTCTAAGCTCTTCTGCCGATACCTTACCTTTTGAGAAAACCTGACTAGTTGCTCGCAAGGCAGCTTTCATATCTTCTAAATTACCACCAGTACCTCTTATAGATGATGAAATTGCTAAAAATGCCTTTTGTGCATCTTCAACAGACAAACCTGCACCTGTAACTGATGCTGTTAAAGATGTAAATTGTCTTGTTATGACATCTTGTGGTATTGCTAATTCTTTACTTGTTTTTGATAAAAATTGTTGCGATTTAGTATATTTACCAAAATCATTTATTACCAGTTTTAATGCCTTTCTTTGTCTTTCTAAAGCTGCTGAATAGGATGTAATCTCAGATACTTGCTGTCTTAACATACCAATTTGAGCACCTGCAACACCACCAGCTATTGCACCAGGAGCACCACCAAAAACTCCACCTATAGTTGCACCTGCTAAACCCTCAAAACCACCAAAAATACCAGCAGCACCTATAGCACCAGCAGTTTTAGCAACAGCACCTATTCTTCCTTTTCTCATACCTTTATTAGCAGTAGATTGCATTTTTCTAAGTTGTCCTTCTAGCCTAGCTGCTTCTGCTGTAGCTTCTTTAAACTCTTTGCTTGTGAAATCTACATTCAATGCTAGTTGTCTATAAGAATTAGCTAAAGCTTTTGTACCATTTATTGATTTCTGTGCATTTACTGATTGATTTTTTAAATCAACTAAAAGTTTTTTTGTTGAACTGCTTGTTATTAGAGTTGTATCTTTTAATCTTTTTAAACTGCCAGTTAAAGAACGTAGTTTTTCTACCCCTGTAGTTTTTATTAATAATTCTAATTCTGTAGGTTTTCTTGCGACCATTATTTTTTATCCTTCTGCATAATTTTTAGTGCTTCGTATTCCATTACTTGTATTCCTTCAAACATAGCAATAGAATCTTTAACTGTATATATTTTACACAAGTATTCCAAAGATTTATAGTTTATGCCAGTTAATCCAGCCATACTGACATACCATTGCGTTGAAAGCTTCCAAAACATATTTACAATCTCTCTATTTTCTTCCCAAACAATACAATCAGTAGTTCTTTTGTTTTTTGTTTCGGCTGCGATTTGTTCTTCTGTTGCACCAAATGCTTTTAAAGCTTCTACTGTTTCATCTATAACATCACCTTGTACCCAATACCTCGCAGCCTCTCTTAGTTTTTTTCAGTAGCTCCCTGCACACTTTCACCATATGCTTTTATTATTCCAAGAACAATAAATTGGTTATCGAGAATTGCCTCCAAATTATCCTCGTTATATTCTATTTCGTTACCATCAGCATCTTTAATGCCTGACCATCCAACTAATACACTTTTTACAAAGTTTTCATCGCCAGCTTCAATAAGATCAGCAAATGCTTTACGCCCTTCATTTTTAAATTTAGCCGTAAAGGTTTCTTTTTTAAATTTGCCTTTTTCTGGCGATTGAACAGTTACCTCCCAATCATATTCAGTAACTTTTTTGAAAACTAATGCCATAAATTAAGTCATTACTATACTTAGCTCATTATTACCTGCTGTTGTAGGTAATGCCAAGTAAGGTAGGTTTAGTGCATTTACACCACCAGTATCAGCACGAGTAACTCCTGTTATATCTGTTTGTGGAACATTAACAGTAATAATATTACCTGCACTAGCTCCAAGAACAATAGAAGTATTACCTGTGGCAGTAGCAACAGCTTTAGCAAAATAATCTGTTGTAGCTCTAACTGGCTCTTCTATTACAGCAGTTCCACCAGGTGCACGATTAGTAATCAATACTTCTTGACTAGATGCTGTTTCTTTATATAACACTTCATTATTAAGTGCTAAATCAAAAGATTCTATTCTTTGTGATGTAGCACCATGAAATGTTGCAGTTGTAATGTTTGTATCATTCACTTCTAATGCTGCTGATTGATTAGCAACTGTAAATGTACCTGACATTGCTGTACTATCTGGAGCGTTATAAATACCAGTAAATTCGAAATTAATTTGGGCAAACTGACCTGCCGCCATTGAAATAGTAGCTGTACCTCTACATCCTGTTATAACGTGCCTTGTAGCACCATAGAAACAAAGAATTGTACAACTAGAAAAAGAAGAACTGACAGGGGCGTAAGTAACGCTGGTACTTGACACAATGCTCTCGCTTAAACCGCAACTTTTTAGTAAAGGTGACAGTGCACTTGCAGTACCTGCTGCACCTGATCCTGACAACTCAGCACCAAAAGACACAGCTACTCTTTTATTAGCGAGGAGTGTTCCTTGTGTACTATTACCTAAAAACCCTTGAAAGGTAGGTGCTTGTACATTGTCAGATTCTATTGGAGTTACTTCTATATCAGTAACTTGAATAGCATTAGAACCAGCTACAGGAGAAGGATTACTCCCATAAGATGATTCAATCTTTGCTAGTAGTTTTGTCGTTCTTGTTAGAGCCATTGTCAGAGGAGGAATCGGTTTCTGGAACTAGTGTACTCTTTCCTGTTTCTGGATCGAACATATATGTTCCACCTTCACCAG